CAGAAAGTTGTACAAACTTCTGGCACGCTCGAGGCAGTTAACAAGGCAGGTCGGCGCTCGGAACGCGCATACCAGCTTGCCCGCGCTTCTTCTGAGCTTAAGCGTGACATGGAAACCATCATCACTGCCAACCAAGGCCGCGATGCTGGTTCGTCATCGTCTGCTCGTAAACTCGGCGCGATTTTGTCCTGGCTGAAAACCAATACGTCGAAAGGCACTTCCGGTACTGACCCGACGACTATCGGCGTTTCGACTCGTTCGGACGGTGCAACTCGTACTTTCACCGAGCAGCTTCTGAAGGACGAAGTTGCCGCGGCGTTCGATTCGGGTGGCAATCCTTCCATGCTGGTTGTTGGTTCCGGTCTGAAGCAGAAGGTCTCCTCGTTTGCCGGTATCGCTGCCCAGCGTTACATGGCTCCTGGCGACCAGCCGACGACGATTATCGGTGCCGCTGATGTTTATATGAGCGACTTCGGTACTCTGTCGGTTGTTCCTGACCGCTTCATGCGTACTCGTGACGCGCTGCTCCTTGATCCCGAATATGCTGCTCTGTCGTATCTTCGTCCGTTCCAGACGAATGATCTGGCAAAGACCGGCGACTCGGAAAAGACGCAGTTGCTTTGCGAGTTTACGCTCGAGATGCGTAACGAGGCTGCTCATGCCATCGTTGCGGATCTGAACCCCGCGCTGTAATCGGGTAGGGGAGGGGGAAACCTCTCCCCGCTTTTATGCCAACACTATTTTCTGTTCACGATGGCCGCTATACCGTTGCTCACGCGACTGAGGGCGGTGTGATTCTGGAGACAAAGCAGGATGTCTCTGAAATCATCGAGGCGAACAAACGTCAATTCAACGATGCGCCCAAGAAGTTCGACGATGTAATCACGCACATTGCTCGACTTCCGCTGACGCTGATTGATGACCTGAACGCAAAAGGGGTCATGCGCGGCTTTCACGTAATAGATCAGACTGCGTTTAAGGCTTTCCTAAACAATCCTGACAACCGATTTTTCAGAACTCATCCGGGGCATATTTGAAAGTTGCAATCTGTGTCCCATGCCGGGACGAGGTGATGTCTGGATTCTGTTTCGACCTTGCTAGGCTGTGTGCTTACGAGGCCAAACGTGGAGTAAACGACATCCAGTTGTTGCAGATGCCTGGTACTCTCATATTCACGCAAAGGGAGAAGCTGGCATCGGAGGCTCTGGAGTGGGGTGCAGATCAGACGTTGTGGATTGACTCGGATCAACGGTTTCCTGCTAACGCGCTGGAGATCCTACAGTCAAGACAGGTGTCGATGATCGGGACTAATGCCACGACCAGGAGAGAGCCGATTCTCCCGACTGCGCTGAATCTTAAGATTGAGCGGGAGATGCTGAATGGCAAGCCTGAAGGCGAACCGTATCAGGTGTGGCACAAAGTAGAGTCACGGGGTAAGCAGGGAATTGAGCAGGTGACAGCGGTCGGTTTTGCGTGTACGCTTGTCAGTAGAGAAGTGTTTGAGAAGGTTCCTCGTCCTTGGTTTGACATCATCTGGACGGATCATGGGAACGTAATTGGGGAAGACGTCACTTTCTGTGTTCGGTGCATGGAAAACGACATTCCTGTCTGGGTAGACCACGAATTGTCGATGCACATCGGGCATATCGGAGTCAAGACATTCGGATGGGACGACGTAAAGCATGGCCCTAACGACCTACAGCGATCTGCAAACCGCAATCGCAAACTATCTCGCAAGAAGCGATCTAAGTAGCCAGATCCCTGACTTCATTCGGCTGGCAGAGATTCGCTTACGTCGAGAGCTTCGCATCCGTCAGATGCTGAAGAACGTCACCACTACCACCACGAGTGGCGATGCGACGGTGCAGCTACCGTCAGACTTCCTTCAGATGCGTGACCTGTACATCGATGGAGACCCGCTCCAGCCGGTGATCTACCTCACTCCGTCATTGTTCACGAGCAACGCTCAGTCTACGTACTCTGGCAAGCCAACTCGCTACACGATCCTGGCAGACGAGTTCAAGTTCGCACCCTACCCTGACACTGCGTATACGCTGTATATGCTGTATTACGCTTCGCCACCCTTCCTCTCGAGCACGCAGACGACGAACGTCTGGACGGCCAACGCGATGGATTGTTTGCTGTATGGCTCGCTGGGCGAGGCTGAACCGTATCTCATGAACGACGCTCGATTGCAGACCTGGGCGACGTTGTACCAGCGTGGCATCAACAGTCTTACGAAGTCTGACGACGATGCTGAGTTCAGTGCATCACCGTTGACAATGCGAGTGAGTCGATAATGGCGCTCGTACTGAAAGATCGCGTCAAAGAGACTACGACCACCCAAGGAACGGGAGCGATTACCCTGCTGGGTGCTGTGCAGGGGTATCAAGGTTTCTCGTCTATCGGGATTGGAAACACGACCTATTACTGCATTCAATCGACTACTGATTGGGAAGTTGGCATCGGTACGGTCGGGGCTGTGTCGCTGACCCGAGATACCGTTCTTGCAAGCAGCAACAACGGAAGTCTTGTAGGGTTTGGGTCTGGCACTAAGGATGTGTTTTGCACTTATCCTGCTGACAAGTCAGTAAGCACTGACAGTCTGCCGGTGACGGGTGCGATCAGTAGCGCCTCGCCTAATGCCACGGTAAACGTCGCAAGTCTTACGTCTGCTGTCACGACTGCAACGGGCGACATTGCACTTGTTCCGAAAGGGACAGGGGCGAAACTCGCACAGGTTCCAGACGGGACAACAACTGGAGGGAACAAGCGCGGAACGTATGCCGTTGACTGGCAGACCATTCGCACTGGTGCTACACAGGTGGCAAGTGGATCGCTTGCTGTAATCGGTGGTGGATACGCAAATATTTCGTCTGGGTTAAACAGCACAGTCTCGGGTGGGAGTCAGTGCCAAGCGACACAGACTGGCGCGACAGTTGGTGGTGGCGGCGGCAATATTGCAAGCAGTTTTTATTCGACAGTAGCCGGTGGCGCTGACAATACTTCGAGTGCATCGCATACGACAATTGCTGGCGGTAGACTTAACACTGCATCGACCGAGTATGCAACGGTCGCAGGAGGCCGGGAAAACGCAGCGTCTGGAGGGCACTCATCGGCAGGTGGTGGTCGGCAAAATACCGCAAGTGCAGCTTATTCTGCGGTTGCTGGTGGCTATCTCAACGCTGCGTCCGGCGCTGGTAGTGCTATCGATGGCGGTCAGCAAAATGTCGCTTCATCTGCCTATTCATTTGTCGGTGGAGGGCTGACGAATACAGCATCTGCAAGTGCTGCCGTTGTTGCTGGTGGCGAATCAAACACTGCGTCTGGTGGGTATTCGGCTGTTGGTGGTGGGATCAGCAATGCCGCTTCTGGGCTGTGGTCTGGTGTTGGATCAGGGTTAAACAATATCGCAAGCGGTGGCATTGCTTATGTTGCCAGCGGTGGCGCAAATACTGCGTCTGGGGATTACTCCTTTGTTGCAGGTGGCTCAGACAACGTAGCGTCAGGGAATGTGTCTGCGGTGATCGGTGGTGTTTACGGCACTACTCGAGGGATCATTGGCTATCTAGTCACTCCTGCTAGCAACACCCCGATTGAAGCAAAAGCAGGTGTGCAGCAAGCCGCTCGTCTCGTACTAGGAGTGCAGACGACGAATGCCACTGCGACAAAGTTGCGTAGCAATACAAGTTCTGCTGATGCGACCAATCAGTTGATCTTGCAGAACAACAGTGCAATTTATTTCAAAGGTACTGTGATTGCCAATGTTACGGCAGGCGGCAATACGAAATCCTGGACATTTGATGGGCAGATCAAGCGTGGTGCAAATGCTGCGGCTACGACACTGACAGGCTCAACGGTGAGCAGTCCGTATGGGGATGCTGGTGCGTCTACCTGGGCGGTATCGCTTGCTGCCGATACTACGAATGGTGGTCTTGCTGTAACGGTAACGGGTCAGGCTTCGACTACTATTAGGTGGGTGTGCAAGCTGGAAACTACGGAAGTAGGCTTCTGATGTTCGGGATTGCGGCGTTCTCTGAAGTACCGTTCAGTTCGCTGCCGACGAGCGGTGGGATATGGCAAGAGGTACGAGGCGATAGTAATGTTTGGACTCGTATTGACCCGACAGAATCTAGTTTTCTGGTCAGGGATAGTAACGGGGTGCAATATCAGGCTTCGCTGATTGTTTTATCGAGTTCTGCTGTTCAGTTTGTAGTGCCGCGAGAAGTCAAAGACAGTAACGGCACGACGTTTGTTCCGGTCACTAACTTGTGGCAAGATTCTTCAACATCATCCAGTTCGTGGGTAGAGGTCTAACATGGCTGCACCATTCTCAACGACACCCGATAGTTGTGCAGTCAACTGCATTGCTATCACTCCTGCCGACTCTGATCTGGTTGCGCCCGTTCGTGCGCTCTACATCGGCGGGTCGGGTAACGTGCGGATCAACGACACCGGCGGTGGAAGCGTGATCTTTTACAACGTCCCTGCTGGCGTCATCCTGCCGGTGATGGCTCGACGGGTCTGGTCAACCAACACGACTGCCAGCAACATTGTTGGGCTGCTGTAATGTTGCTCGGTCTTAACCTGAAGCTGCCTAACCTCCGATCACTCGGTGGTTATGTGCCTGTCCCTGGTGCTCCGTTTATCGTGAAAGATAGTGCAGGGACGGATTACACGATTGGCCTGCCGGTGAGGGATGGGTCAGGGGTTGACTACACGGTTGCATCATCCGTCAAGACGAGTGACGGAACAGAATACTACCCAATTTGAGGTAAATCATGGCTGTCTACGAAGCGCTTTTGCTCAATACAGTTGTCCCGCAGATCCAAGCCGCACAAGCAGGCGACAGCTATGTCATGGTGGTGAACGCCACCACTCCAGCACTCAGGATCACGCAGACGGGTACTGGCGATTCCATTCTGGTGGAGGACAGCGCCAACCCCGACAGCAGCCCGTTTGTAGTGACTGCGGCGGGGGATGTTGGGATTGGGACGAGTTCGCCGGGGGTGAAGCTGGATGTAGTTGGTCAAGGTCGCGTTATTTATGACACTGGGGCCACAAATACCGGCGATCAGAGTGTTGTAGTAGTTGGCGCCGCGACTAGCGGAGCATATGCTTCAACTTACGGCGCAGGTCTGCAATTTCAGGTTACTAATTCCGGGGGTGGTTACTCTGGCTCTCGCATCGTAAGCCGTTTGGGAGCAGACAACAACACGGCAAACCTTGTGTTCCAAGCGCGGAACTACGGATATGCCGACAGCATGACCCTCGACTCCTCCGGCAACCTCGGAATTGGGACGAATACTAATCCTATTGGAAGGCTGCAAGTTCGAGCTGCTAATCCGCAAGTATGGATGGAGGATTCTGCGGCAGGCTTAAACGGCAAATTTACAGCTATTGGAACCAGCAATGGAACCATGACGTTTAACCGTTATTTAGATAACGGAACGTTAGTCGGTCAATATATGACGCTGGATTCTATTGGGAATTTGGGGGTGGGGACGACAAGCCCCGTGAATTTGAGTGGTGCAGGAGACTTGACTGCACAGCGTATTTTTGCCTCTCAGCGGTCAACCGCTTTCCCCGCAATTG